CTTAAAGCTGAAGCCCTTGAGGCTTGGCTTAAGATAGAGAAAGATTTAAAAGATCTATCACTACTAACTGGTGTCCCTGATTGGGTATGTAACTTAAAACCCATAGTTTCATGGCTCTTAGAGCCAAGGGACCCACAAAATTTTGTACCGTTCCAGATGTTTCCCAGTCATAGCAGTGGTGCAGTCGCTGAAGTAGGTTTAAAAACCTTAATCAGTAAAAGCGCCAGCATGCATAAGCCCAAGAAGTGTGTGTGGCTTTATCGCGAAGATAATGTCATGCATCCTTATGATTTTGGTGCTCATATAGACGCATGGAGTGTGAAATACGAGGAACCGTTGTCGTCAGATGTTGAAACCTCTAGGCTAGTATTCGTACCCAAGACCCTTAAAAAGGTTAGGGGTGTGTGTCCTGAGCCTGCAGGTATACAGTTCTTTCAACAAGGAGTTTTGGGATATTTTCAAGAGCTAATTGCTCATGGGAATATCTCGAGATTTGTAAAATTGAGAGACCAAAGTTTTAATCAACAGATGGCAGCGATAGGAGCAGTGTTAGGTATTCTTGACACCATCGATTCAACTATGGCATCGGACACAATCCGGTGGGATATTATCCAAGCAGTTTTTGAACCTAAGTACCTCAAGCATTTAATTGCTACAAGGTCACGGTTCACGCTGCTTCCCAATGGAAGAGTCGTTGAACAAGTTAAGTTTGCTCCTATGGGCTCGGCTTTATGTTTCCCTGTCCAAACTATCTTCTTTACTGCCGTTATTATCTTGGCAATGATAGGTTGGATAGTGGATAAGCCAGTGACGCGCCCTGACTTGGTGAATTCCGATAGCTTAAAAACGTTTACCAAAAATATTATTTCCGGTAAGCAAGCTATGAAGAAGAAACCACGTAAAGGGGTGCTAGTCACACCTGCAGTATATGGCGACGATTTGGTGGTTGATAGTAACATCACGTTGGACGTCATCGACATGTTAGAAGATATTGGTATGATCCCTAATAAGGATAAATCCTTTATAGGAAGCAACGTAGCTTACCGTGAATCTTGTGGCATTTATTGCTGGAAGGAACACGTAGTTACGCCTATAAGGTACACATGTCAATGTTCTAATTTGCCCATGGGGCCAGAGGAATTTTGTGCGCTAGTGGAAAAAACGAATGAGTTGGGCGAGGC